AATCACGTTTTCAGTTCGTGCAGAGAACTTAGGCATACAACCAGAACATTACTCCCGCATATGGCGTGAGAAAAAAGAAATATTCCCAGAGGTAATACCATGAAGTACGAATACGATGAGGAGGACAAATATGTTTCGTTCCATGAGGACGACGACGAGTTGGATACAATCCGTATCCCGCTTCCTCGTCTTGAAGAGTGGTATTCTCGCCATCTAAAGCGAGAGGTAACAAGGGAGGAGGCGCTTACGTATGTGGACGGATATGGATTAGATCCAAGGGAACAAAAATTTTCATACCAAGAGGTTCCAGAGAAGATAAAGCTCATCTACGAGGTTGTGTTCAATAAAAAACATATAGCCAATAAGTCCAAGTACAAGGAGATGGGCGACGTAAGACTTGAGGACATATACGAGGAAATAGAGTCCAATCAGAAGTACTACGCTATGGAGATTGAGTGGATCAAACTTCAGATTAAACGTAGGTATGTTGGTTATTGGTGTTTCATTAAAGGGAAACCTGTATACTTAAACGGAGCCAACTACTTCTTCCTAAACTTTTGGACGGTAAAGAACTTTGGCAAGAACAACAACCGTCCAGACTACCGCGACTACCAACGCAAGATGTTTCATCTGTTCATGTATGCTTACACCACAGAGGATGCGTTCTACAAACACAAGATCCTGTATCGGGAAGACGGCATTGTAAAGACTAAGTATTCAAACCAAGAAGTAAAAAGTGTCGTTGACGATATGAACGAGCAAGGGTTTGAGTATTACGTCGAGCCAAACGTAAACGTAACCGTAGGCAGGGGAAAACGGACAGTACACGGAATCAACTTTGTATCGGGACGTCGTATCGCCAAGACTGCAATCGCTTGTTGTTTCTGTACATGGGGAACACTCAATATGCCTGATCAAACCTTCATCATCCAGGCGATGAACGAAGACCAGGCGGTTAATAAGATATTTATCAAGCAGATACAAACTCCCGTAAGTAAACTTCCGTTTTTCTTCCGACCACACTACCGGGGAAGGATCGAGGCCAAGGAGGGGTTACGTTTTCAATACGAAGGATCAATCGCATCAGCCGCAAGAGCAGGAATCATTCCCGAACAGATGGAGTGCTTCATCACGCCATTATCTTCGTCGGAAAAAGCGGCGGATGGTGAAGCGGAGATTGCATTTGTCTACCGTGACGAGCCAGCGAAGAAGACGGACGCGAAGGCAGCTGACCAAAACATTCCGACGTGGTGGTATAACACGATGAAGCCCGCCATCGAGCGAGGTGAAAATATTCGTGGGTTTTGCATCATGCCGTCTACTGTAGGTGACATGGATACAGGGGGTGGAGCGCAGTTCTTTGATATTGCTAATGACTCACACTTCTCCGATCGCAACGAGAACGGAACAACTCCATCAGGACTCATAAACTTCTTCCTTCCAGGTTACTACGCCGTTGAGGGTTACATTGACGAGTATGGGGCAAGCATTATTGACGACCCCAAAGAACCTGTAATGTCCAATGAAGGTAAGTGGATTACCAAGGGAGCCAAGTCGTATCTTTTAAACCAAGCGGATTACTTCGAGCGCAAGCGTGAGTGGCAGAAGCTCATCAAGTTGCAGCAGAACTTCCCAATGACCTGGAAGCAGGCATTTGCTGTGATCCCCAAGGACATGGGTATGCCCATCGAGAAAATGCGTGACCGCATATCAGAACTTAAATTTCTACGAACACCAATTACGACGAAGATTAATTTTAAATGGGTTGGCGATAAGTTTGGAGGGGACGTATATGTTGAGAACGACCCCAAGGGAAGCTGGACCATGAGTTATCTACCTCCGCAAGATCAGAGAAACAAGAGAACCGTAGTTTCAATGGAGGAGGGTTATATACCACCAAAGGAGCGTGGGCCTATTTATGCTCCCGATCCGTCGGTGATGAACAAGTACTTTCTTTGCTGTGACCCGGTAAAGTTCCACAAGAGAAACACTGTAGGCAAAAAGAAATCAAATGCGGCAGCGGCGGTTTTCTACAAACGAGATAGCCAGATAGATCCAGACAACAAACCAAGAAGCGAATGGGTTAGCAATGACTGGATTCTTACTTATAACAGACAGACTGAAGACAAGGCAGAGTACCACGAGGAGTGGTTGAAGGCAGCTGTATTCCTTGGGGCCTACGTTTACCCAGAGTGGCCCGATGGGGAGGCCCTTGTAGAATATTTTAGGGATAATGGTTTTGATGGTTACCTTTTAAAAGATTTGGGGTCTGATGGAAAGCAGGACGCAAGGCCAGGTGTCTGGGCGGGTGAGGCAGAGAAAAACGAAATGGCTGGAGATATTATGACGTTCTTTAACAATAATGTTAGGTACGTAAAAATATGGGAGATAATTGAAGAGTGGAGTCAGATGAGGGGATTAGATGACTTGACAAACCATGACTTGTGTGCCGCTACAGGGTGGTGCATGAGGGCTATAAAAAGCAGAATGCCAGACCTTTACAAGGAGGTATATCAGCCAATAGAGATAAAGGGGGGCTTTGCAATGTTTGATGTAGAATGATTGTTTTCAGCTATTTAATAAAAAATTTACTACATTTGTGCTGGTAAACTAAATTTGTAAGATATGATATTACCACAGATACTTGGTAGTATGTTGTTTCCAAATGACAACATACCTGAAGTTGACAAGTTAAAGCCGGAGTTTGGATTACGTTGTGCGAGAGCGCTTTATACTCGTTTTTGTTCTGGTGGTACATACTTCACGTACACACAAATCCCTGAGATGCAGGAGGTTAGAAACTACGGGGCTGGTAATCAGTCGCAGGAGAAGTACAAGAATTGGTTTACCAATGGATCCCCTATTGGATCAAAGGGGGTAAATCAGAACGAGTCAAATTCAGGAAACAAGGGCTTAAGTAAAGCGCAGAGAAAGGCAATGGCTAATGTTAGCTATGACATCTTCTCGCCCATGAGAAAATTATCGAATGTTCTTCTATCAATTCTTGCGGATAATGATTATAAACTTGATTGTGTTTCTCTTGATAAAAACATCATCAATAAAAAGAAGCGTCAAAAATATGATTTGTACGCTAAAGCGAATTACACGAATCCATTAGCAAGACAGTTAGGTCTTCCGGAGTTCAAGTTGCCTTTCGTTCCTAAAGACGAGACAATGCTAGAGATGGCGGATCGTCTTGGTTTTTTTAAGAGCAAGTATGAGGTTGCTTTGGAAAAATTAGCCGAGTCTGGTTTTAGAGCTTCAAATTGGGCTGGTCAGCGCATGGAGTTTAACCGTGACGCGATTGACTTTCACTTCCGCGCAGCCAAGGTTTACAATGACCCTATGACTGGACAGGTTAAGTTTCAATATATTGACCCTGCTCGAATGGTCATGCTTTGGAATGAGGATAACCAAGACGAGCCGGTAGCAATCGGCCACATTGAGGCCGAGACCGTGCAGTCTATTTACGACAAGTTGATTGACGCTGGTTTTACTGAGGTTCAAATACAGGCTATGGCCAAGTCTTATGTTCCTTATCAGACAAGTGTATCTACAATCCCGCAATGGGCGTTTGAACGTAAGGACTCCACCACAAACCGCTGGGTTTGGATGGACTTCAAGGTTTATGTGTTGAAGTTTGAGTACCTATCCACAGACTACAAGCAGTATGTAGAGCGCACAAATAAGCAGGGATACGGAAGTTATATCCGTAACAACAAGCCGGTAGACGAGAAGAAAAAGAACCCTAGCGACACATACGACGAGGTTACGTGTAATTATTGGTATGAGGGCGCTTACATTATTTCCGGCACTGGACAAGATAAGATTTACGACTGGAAAAAGAAGCCCAACCAGATGCAGAAGGGCTTGTCTCCGATGAGTTCGTATGTTATCCATCGTATCAACGGTCAGTCTCCTACACGCAGCGTGAAGGGGTTGCTCGATGACTTGATGTTCGCGGTATTGAAGTTACGTGCGGCGGTATGGGCTGCTGCACCGAAGGGATATAGAATTGACGTTGGTGAAGCCGCCAACATCAAGATTGGAGGTGTAGAGTACGACCTGTTCGACCTCATGCACATCCACCGTCAAAACGGTATTCAGATTGTTGCCACTAAGTTCAACGCAGCAACAGGTAAGTACGTGTCTCAGCCATTGTCAGAAATGGATAACGGTCTTGGCCCACAGGGTCAGGAGTGGCTTGCTCAAATTGCCAATCTTCAAATGATGATTAAGGACTTGATGGGCATTCCGGATGCGATGGCCGCAAGTCCTGATCAGTCAGCAGAACGATTGGTTGGTGTAATGGAGGCCGATTACATTGCTGGTAACCACGCCAACTGGCCACTACGTGAGTCGGAGCGTCAGTTTAAACAGAAACTTGGTGAGAGAATAATTCACCAGGCACGTATAGATATTGAATACGACCCCAAGATTCGCGAGTTTTATGAAAGTATTATTGGCGAAACCATGATTAATTCCTTGGATGACATCGAAGGTTTGTCATTAGATCAACTAGCGATTACCTGCAAGGTTCTTCCAAACGAGAAGGAAAAGAGTGCCATTCTTCAACGTGCTATGCAGATGTCTCAGATGCCAACCAAGGACGGCGCCGTTCTGTTAAGTCCTTCAAGCGTAGAGCGTGTAGCTCAACTGTTGAAGAATGGGGATGTGGATGAGGCACTTTGGTTTATGGCTACCGAAGAGACGGAGGCCCGTCAACGCGAGGAGCAACACGCTCAAATGATGATGCAGCAGACCATTGAAGGACAGCAGCAATCCGCTATGATGGCTGAAGAAGCCAAGCGTCAAACTGCAATGCAACTTGCTGAAATTGAAGTCATGAAGCAGCGTGAGATGGCCAACATGGAACTTATGAAGGAACAGGAGATGGCTAGGATTAAGGCTGATGCAAACTATCAAGTTCAGTTATTGAAAGGAAAACAGATTCTAGAACAAATACAGCTTGAGGCAACACTCGAAGCTCAATTAGGAAGCGAAATAACAGGTAGAGTATAAAACATATGGAAAACAACGAATTGAACAATCAAGAAGAATTGGTGAACGAACAAGTAACCAATCAAGAAACCGAACAGGTTAATGAAGAAGTAGCGCCACAGGACAGTCCTTGGTTTGCTGCATATGGATACGAAAACGAAGACTCTTTTAAAAGTGAGTATGAACAACTGCGTTCATACAAGGGTCTTGCAGAAGAGTTAAGCCAAAAGCAAAAAGAAATTGAAGACGGGCTTGCTCTTTTACAAGAGGCTGATGACCCATTTGGAGGTATTGAAGAGGCAAGAACAATGGTTGCCTTTGGCAAAAAGGGTATCAACTCGTCTATAGCCAATCAGATCGTATCTGCTAACCCAGACAGTTTGATGGAAGACCCCCTCAAGGCACTGGTCCTTGCTGAGGCATTAAAGAACCCAGATAAATTCAAGCGACTTGGCCAGTCAACTATTGAGGAGGCCATTCGTGAAAAATATAACTTAGGTGAAGGCGAGTATTACGCTACGGCTCTTTTAAAGTCTGATGCAATCGACGCGATTGAAATGATTGAAAAGACTAAAAAAGATGTCGAAACAGTTAAAAATCCCTTTACCTTTGCAAAAGAGCTAAAGAGCCAAACTCAAAAACAGATTGCGGAAAGACAGACTATAGCACTTAACGAGGCAGAGTCCTACGGTAAGCAGCTAAAGGAGGTCCCCTACAAATTCGGCGATACGGAAGTTTCGTTACAAGTTTCAAACGAAGAGGTCGATTCGATTTTGAAGTCGCAGTATGCAGGTTATTTAGGTCAAGCCTTTGATACTACCACAAAGGAAGGTAAACAAGCGGTACGTGAATGGTTAACGAACCAAGTCCTCATTCATAAGGTTCAGTCTGGGGATCTCGGAGTTCAAATAGCCAAGTCACTTATGGCTCAAACCGAAAAAAAGGTGGTAAAAGAAGTCTACAATGGTCAGGCTAAAACGCCGAACCGTGTAGGCAAAACGTCTGCTGATACGAAGGGATTAAGCCCTGCTCAAAGAGATCTCATGGAGCGAGGAATTCCTTTGCCATCACAGTCGCTAAAGTAATATTAACCATTAAAAAAAACTTAATAAAATGGGTTTTGTAATTAATAACCCCACAGGTATTCAGCCGTTGTCAACATCGGCAATGAACTTTGGGAGCATCCAGAATAACTGGGATGCTATTATGGAAGACTTTGACGCGGTAGCGTATCTTCCTTTTGGTGATGAGTACTTCGATGCTATGAACCAAATCATGAACGCCGTAGGTAACCGCGAAATCGCGAAGAACCCACGTGTTCGTTGGTTTGAGATGACTCGTATGGAAGCTCCAATTTTGGTTGCTTCTACAGCTGTATTCGCAGGACCTCCTGCTGGTTTCACAGTTACTTTGGATGCATCAAACGTAGTAACTTTAGGTAGTACAACCTACTCTTGGCCAAATGTTGGTGATATTTGGAGAGATGCTAATGCAGGTTCTCTTTTCCAAATTATCCAAAAACCAGCCGCTAACCAGGTTGTAATGATCCCATTGCTTACTGCTTCTGTCGCTCCAACTGGTTTGATGTATTACGTAGGTAACTCTGCTGGTGAAAACACCGGAGCGTACCCATCTAAGTTTACATTCGATGTAGTTCGTACATCTCCTTTGCAGACTTTCCGTAATGACACTACTTCTAGTTCAGAAGCGCTTTACAACCAACTTTGGTACTCACAGTTGGAGAACGGAGTTCAGACTCCATACTCTAACTCACGCGACATCATCTACTTGCAGCGTGAACACCAAGTTGCACTTGTAAATACGTTCTTTGCTGGTACTCCATCTACCGCTACTGGTTACAGTACCACTTTGAGTGCTACAAACTTCCAGACAACTACAGGCTTGGAATACGCAATCCGCAACAACGGTTCTGCATCCAACGGTGGTTCGAACACTGTAGTTCTTACCTCTGCTGCTACAGGCCCGGACCTTACTGACTTCTATGAAATGGAAGCCGCTTTGACCTCACAGGATGGTTCTGTAAAGAACTACATGGTTTGGACTAGTGGTTATCTTCAGCAAGTATTGGAGCGAAACCTGTTCGGTAACGCTGCTGTTGCTCAAAACCCATTGCAGTTTAACGTACAAATTAACAAGGTTCAGATGGAAAAAACCTTCTGGGGCGAGGGCGCTTACGCTGACTTGATGAGCAAGACGTTCTCATTCAACAACCTCGTGTTCAACAACAAGAACTTCGGGTTTGTTCGTATGGGTATCTTCGACAACCCAACCATGTTCGGTGTAGGTTCTAACACTCTTGGTCAAACAGATAACACTTGGAAAAACCAAGCGTTCTTCATTCCATTGAGTACCAATGGAGGTGTTGACGATGGTATGGGGAACATGGGTAAATATATCCGCGTATGCCACAAGCCAGGTGCATTCATGAATATGTGGCAAACAGGCGGTCGTGCAGCAGCTAACAAGACTGATGTATGGCAGCTCGGTGTTCACATCGTATCTGAAGTAGCTTATAAGTTTATCAACGCTAACAAGTACGGTCTGTTCACAGCCTAATCTTAGTAAACTCAAAACCGGGAGAGGGAAACTTCTCCCGGTTTTTATACAAACAAAAATAAAACGATATGTTATTTGATCTAAGCAACAACTCTCCTGTAGATGTTCCACAATGGGCAGAGCAGGAATTAAGAACTGAATTTCCTTATTTTTTCAATGAAAAACGCCCA